ATCTGTATCTGGTACTACGGGTACAGTTTCATTTTTGATATTGATTTTATTTCCATATCCTCCGTTTTTCAATACATCCAACTGCTCAGGTGTTGCATTTTTGTTGAGGATTGCTTGATTTTCGTTCTCAACTACACCCCTAACTTTTTCATTTAATGCCTTTGTCAATGCTTTCCTATTGAAAGGGGTATCAATCGCCGCCGAACCTCTAATTCCTAGTAATGCTGCCTGTGCTGAGCGACTACCCTCAGAAAATACTACGCTGCCACCACCTGCTGCCGTTCCACTACCAATTAAACGACCTTCGGAATCTTTTACGGTGAATGAACCGTTTTCTAAGTTTGACTTGACAGTCACTTGCTTACCATTAATAGCAAGTTTAGAACTTTTCGTAGACACAGGATCTTTTTTAGTTATTTATCCGCTTACGCGAAATTTCTTATACGGTATGGTGCGAAGAGTTGCGAACTCTTCTGCGTTCACTCTATACATCGGACCAATAATTTCTGGAAACGTATAGTTTCTTACCATATTCCAGTGATAATTAAACCCTTTGAATCCCCAACGTGTGATATCAACAATCTCTACCAGAGGATGTTCATCATATAATAACTCTGGTGTCTTTGCTTGATATATGAAGGTATAGAATGCTCCCACACTGTCAGGCACATATTCAGTATCGCCAAGAGCTTCCATGATATCCATCATCAAATCATCTGGACCTTTTGTTCCACTCTTATCTAATATTCCAGACAGACGATTCCTTCTTGCTCTTCTTTCTGCGAGAGTTTTTCTTGGCATTCTTAAATACCTAGTTCTTTTTCGGTGATGATTTTGAATTCATACCTACGATCATCACAGTATTCTTGTGCTGCCTTCCACTTCGCTTCATTGACAGCATAGGTTTTCATCTCACTTAGATATTTTTTAGATTTTTTCTTCGGCGGTACAGTCTGTTTAAGCGGTTTAACTTCGATAATGTACCTCTTAACCCCTCCGTTTCTGGTTCGTGTTCTGACATAGAAGTCGGGAAAATAGCGATGAATCCTACGATCAACAGGACTAATGTACGGAATTGCAATCTCTTCACTGCCCCATTCCAGAATATTTTCATTCCTATCGCACCAGTTCATAAACTTCAACTCCCAGAGAGAGCGATAAATAATTTTAGTAGGGTCACCTTTATATTTCAAGTAGTTACTTGGTTTAAATTTCCCCTTATAACTCATACATAGTATAGTATACTGGTAGGTATTTAGATGGCAGGTGCTGTTCCGTTTAGGGTACTAAGTACAAGCGACTTTATCAAACGTTTCGGACACCTGGCACAAACCAGTCAATTTCGTGCTGTGTTGCAGGTCGGAACGTTACCTTTTACCGCTGATTACAATCCTCAGGGTGGTAGATTTTATGATGATTTGAGTTTCCTGTGCAATGCTACCTCATTACCAGGTTCTAGTTTCTCAACCACTGAGAACTTACAAGACTACTATGGTGTCAGTCAAAAGTTTGCGTATCGTAGAGACTTTGATGATTTGAATCTTGATTTTTATGTTGATGCACAGTATCAAACACTAAAATTCTTTGAGCAATGGATGGATTACATTGCAAGTCCTGGTGATTACTCCGTTGTCACTGACTCAGATCAGATGTCCGATATTTCTTTTTATAGATTTAAATATCCAAAGGAGCAAGGAGGATATAAATGTAGGATTGATCTTCATAAATTTGATAAAGATTATGAAGGTACAAAAAACGATTTGCTTTATACATTTGTCAACGCTTTTCCACGTAGCATTGCATCTATTCCCGTCTCTTATGAGGGAAGTAATGTTATGAAATGTAGTGTGACGTTTGCATTTGATAGGTATTTTGTTAATAGAGGTGCTTCTTCGATTCAACCAGCAAATGATTCTGCCCCTAGTTCTAACGGACCATCGGATAATCAGGCACTTAGTGGCACTTTACTTAGTGGCACCGTACTTGACTCTATTCAACAGGGGTTCACATAACCCCTCATAAATAAAAACACTGAATTGTATAGGATATTATGCCTTTACCAAAAATTTCTACTCCATACTATGACTTGGAGTTACCCTCAACAGGCGAAAAAGTTGAGTACAGACCTTTCCTTGTAAAAGAAGAAAAACTTCTGGTTTTGGCAATGGAGAGTCAAGATCAAAAACAAATCACCAAGGCAATTAAAGAAGTTATTAAGTCTTGTACTCGTGCGGATATTAAAATAGAGAGTCTTCCTACATTTGATATTGAATATCTCTTTCTCAACATTCGTGGTAAGTCAGTTGGCGAAGAGATCGAACTTAAAGTTATTGCACCAGATGATGGTGTGACAGAGGTTGATGTTGTCATTAGTATTGATGATATCAAAGTGACTAAGGACGAGAATCACGAACGTGATATTGATCTTGGTAGTGGTCTTTCTTTGCGATTGAAGTATCCCTCTTTGGAGGAGTTTATCACTGATAACTTTGATCTCACTGATGATGGATCTAATGTTGAAAGAACTTTTGATCTAATTGGTTCATGTATTGAAACCATCTATAATGATGAGGAAGCATGGTCTGCTGCTGATTGTACTAAGAAAGAGATCAAAGACTTTGTTGATCAATTGAATAGTAAACAGTTTCAAGATATTGAACAATTCTTTACCACTATGCCTAAGTTATCTCATACAGTAAAGGTAAAAAATCCTAAAACAAAGAAAACCAGTGAGGTTGTACTGGAAGGGTTGTCTAGTTTTTTCGCGTAGCCCTCTCCCACATGAGTTTGGAAGCATACTTCCGAATTAACTTTGCCCTCATGCAGCATCATAAATACTCATTGACTGAGATTGAAAATATGATGCCCTGGGAAAGGGATGTATACGTTGAACTTTTGAAACAACACATTGAGGAACAAAAGTTAGAGCAAGAGAGACAACGGAATGCTTAGTCTACCACCAGCAGGAGGAACCGGTAAGAAGATCGATCCAGCAAAGCTGTTTGGTGAGGATAGCTATGAAAAATATGCCAAAGAAATGGCACAGGATGGAACTCTTGATGGTGATAGACTGACGGTAGATGAAAGGAAGGAAGGTGTAAGAGCATATAGAAAAGGAAAGATTGACTTTGAAACATTTGTTGATAGAGTTTTAAAAATTAAAAAAGAGGTGTCAGCACCTGCAACAGGGCAGGAAAAACTAACTGGCAGTACTTTCATGCCGAAAGCATTGCCTCAGGCAGAAAATTTAAAACCAGCGGATGACGAAGACATTCCAGAAGGTCTTGATGCTCTTCTTAATAATCTTCGTACAGAACAAGATGAACTTCAAGCAAAACTTGATGCACTCATAGAAGAAGTTCGTCAAGACGATGATGTGGATGGGCTTGATGCAAGATTAGATGATCTTCTTGATAACATTCGTACAATGAATGAAATTGAGGAGAAGCAGGCAGAGACTCAAAGAAAAAGAGATGAATTAAAAAGTAGAAAAAAGAAAGAAGATAAACGTGAGAAGGTAAAAAACTTCTTAGTCAAACCAATTACTAAGGCACTTCAACCGGTTAATAATTTATTCCAAAAGATTATTGAGGGACTGTTTAAACTTATCTTTGCTAAGGCACTGATTAAGTTGATTGATTGGTTTACAGATCCAGAGAATAAAGAAAAAATTGATGCGATTGGTAGATTTATTAAGGATTTCTGGCCTGCTATTGTTGCTGGATTTCTCTTATTTGGAACAGGTCTTGGTGGATTAGCAAAGTTTGTTGTTGGCACAGGTCTTAAACTTCTAGTTGGCATTGCAAAAATGACCGCTAAGTTAACTTTGCTTGCAGGAAAATTAGCACTCAAAGGTGGATTAGGTCTACTAAGACTTGCAAGGGGCAATCCTGTTGCAACTGGTATTGTTTTAGGCACTGCTGCTGTTGGTGCCACAGCATTTGCAGCTGGCAAGATGCTTCAAAAAGATAAAGTAGTTGAAAACGAAACTCAAAGACAAGAAACTACTAGACAAGGGTTAGAGAATGCACCTAGCACAAAAGATAAGAGTGCAGGTGATAGAGAGGCATTAGTACAAGGCGTCAGACTAAGAGATGCTGGTGGTGGTGGATCTCTCAACAACATGCGAGATCCTATTAATGATCCATTAGGACTCAGGATGGGACTTGCAGGTGGTGGCAAGGCAATAGGAACCGACACTGTTCCTGCCATGCTGACTCCTGGGGAGTTTGTCATGAGTAAAGGTGCTGTTGATATGTTTGGAACAGACTTTATGGAGTCTGTTAACTCTATGGGTGGTGGAACAAATGAACCTAAAAATATAGAAGGCACTACCTATGCAGTTACGGGTGGTCA